AATCCTTGTCACGTTCTTGAGGCTGTCTCTCTCTGCCGTATCGAAGAGAGTAAACAAGCTAGCACGTACCGGCTTAGGAATCGAGCGCATCCCTTTCCCAGGATGCCCAAGTCCCCCCAGAGCACACGGAAGCTCTGGAGGACGCCCAAGCCGGCGCGCCTTGGCGCGCACATGCTTGTTAAGGACCTTGGCAACCCTCCGCAATGCGGACCACTGCGTGGGTTCCGCTTGCCATTGGTCCAGACAGCCATAACCGTCTCTCTGGAATTGCTTAAGACTTACGGGATTGAACAATCTCGTGGCCCCTCCGGGCCCAACAAGACCGAACAGTTCACAGAACGTGAACCCACGGGTCCCGTAAAAGGTCTTAGCCTCATGCAACCCAGACCCAACCTTGGAGACGCGGTCTCCGTATTGGGTGATCCGAGGGGGTGCGCATATGGAAACGACGTCGTCTCCGCAGACGCACGTCATACCACCGAGTGGTTCTGCGCACCAGCCGTTGATTATCGAAAGCATGGTGAAGGACAAAGGAGTCCCCATAAGGATGCCCCGGTTCATGGGCACCTCAACATACTTACCGCATTCTGTAAACCAACGGCCAAACTTGGCCCGGATCATCCCCTGCATACGCCGCCCAGGGAAGGACGAGACAGGGTAACGGACATAGTGTCGCTGGTCACCGACGCCAAGGCTGTCGGCAGCCATCTTGAGCCAGGCAGAACCAAGCCCGGCCCTCCGCAGACCGCGGAGCACGGCCTGCACAGCACCATGTCCAAAACCATCTGTCGCCTTCGTGAGGTCCGCCGAAAGGTAGGCCTCACCTTTACCTGGACTGACCGGTGCGCCTCTGTTGTCAACAATTACACCATTCTCATCCACAGCGTCATCAAACGTACGGACGCGTGGATCAACCTTTCTAAGAATGGGGAACAACTTTCGGCGCAAACAGTCTCCCGTGGTAAAGACGCATGCAGGGGGGACGGTTATGACTCTTACCTTACAGCCTTGCTCGGCGATCGGAGTTGCGCGATGCACAACCTTTCCAGCCGGACCGGATGCGTTGGTCATTTCTTCCAGACCCACAAGGGTTGCAAGACCTTGCAAGAAATGAGCATACTCCAACGCACCCATAGGTCCTTCGTCCAATCGCTTGGCAAGTTTGTCGTAAAGCGGGGAAGCAATGGTGGAACGACAGGCGTAGTCACTGCAGTCTATGACAGCAAACCACGGATCCAGATTGACGAGAGTCTCCCGAGAGAGGCCCGGACCAATCCAGGACCGGACAACATCAGCTGCCCAGCCATCATAACCACCATTCTTACCCGTAGACTCTGCAACAGAGTTCTTGCTGTGAGGATAAGAGTCCCAAGAGAACGATTTTCTCAGTCTACCAGCAAAGAGTTTAGCCGTGTAGTCCTCCAGCTCCCGAGCCTCACGGTCGGGTACTACATGTTCTTCACTGATATTGCAACAATGGTTGTACAACCCTTCAGCTATTCGCTTGGGCGTCGCACGAGGCAACGCACGCGCGCACCTGGTGAAGGCCAGGGCACGCCTAGGCTCACG